TGGGTAACACCAGGACTACGAAGATAAGACAAGGCATCAGAAAGACTTGTGTACTTCTTTTCGAGCTGTGAACCAAGTGCATTCAAAGAGTCACGCAATCCAGAATGAAGATTCTGGATTGATTCCAGAACAGCATCAAAAGCCTTAGCAGAAGCAACATGCATCTGCTGAACATACTCTGGAGCAACACCCATGTAGCCATCCATCAACTTGACAATGTTTGGATTCTCCTTCAGAGAATTCATCATTCCAACGTTCGCCATCATATTAGAATGACCACGAACATAAGCAGAAAGAATCTTTGACATGTCAGTTTCAAAAGCATCAAAGCCAAGAACAGGAAAAGCCATCTTGTTCAAAGTGTCAATGTTCAAGTCCGACTGTGACAAAATATTTCCAAACCAAGCAGAACCTGGCCTCAAACGCCTCTCCCTAAAATTACCTACAATATGTAAGTTACTAGAATCAGGAACATAGTTAGCATCACGAACAACTGGGTCAACAGTATCCAACCACTCAAGAAAACGCTCAGTTGAACTGTGTGGAACGTAACCCCTTTGAAAACCTAAAACATGGTCAGGAACAACAGTCTGCCAACCTTCGTCGGTAACCCTGTGCAAATCATCAAGAACAACACGCAACTCCTGTGCAATCCTTAATTGGTCGCCAGAAATACCACGATTGGCAGCCTCAGCTGCCATGTCGCCAGTTTCAACATTGTCAAGAAGATAACGAATGTTTGCATTCTCTGGCAAAGAAACAACTTCACGAAGAGCAGCCAAACGAGTCTCGGCCTGATGTTCAGCCTGAGAATAAGAAATACGTCGCACATCATCGGCATTCAAAATACTGCGACCCAACTGCGCATCGTTATCACTAAGCGAACCATTCGCCAAAGCAATTCGATACTTCTTGATTGTGCCTGGACCAAAGTACTCAATAGCACCAACACCCCTAGGTGTAATAGCCTTCTGCAAAGCCTCAATACCAGAAGTTCTAACAGCACCCAAACGAACACGAGTTATTCCACGCTCAATCAACTTGCCAACAATATCAGTGCCAGGAACTTTCAAACGACTACCAAAGTAGTAAACACCAGGACCTCGAATACCCAACTCACGAGCAATGGAATCAGGAATGTTCATCTTTCCCTGAGAAGAAATGTTCTTAAAAACAGAAGCAATCTCATCAGGTGAGTAATCGGCAAGACCATTCCTAGTAGACCACTCCATACGCTTTTGCACAAAATCGGCAAGCTTAAAACGGCCCTCACGACCAGTCACATTCTTAGCCGCAGCACGACCAGACTTCTTTGTACCAAAAATAGCAGAACGAGCAGAAGTCTCGTAAACGTCATCAGCAATCTTCTTAATTCCTAAATCAGATAATTCCTTAGCACCCAAACGTGCAATGCCACCATCAGCAACATTGGCCAACTCAGCAGCCGAAAGCCTAATCAGTTTATTGCCAACCACAGTTCCACCAAGCGTTGCATAAGTCAAAGGGTCCAAAGCAACGTCACCAACAAAACCAAGAATACGACCAGCCCAACCCTTCATCGGGAAAGCGGTACCAAAACCATAATCAAAATCTTTAGTCTGCCTAGAGAAATCACTAAAAGAAGCTTTAGTCGTAGGGTCACTATCCATAGCATCAACAAGCTCACGAACACCAGAAATAACAGCACGACGAGGAGTATCAAGAACCTGCAAAGGAAGAAGTACATTCTTCAGAGCAGAAAGAGCAGGAGGAACGGCAGAAGGTTTATCCTTCTTAAAAGAGGGATTCTTCACAAACGGGTCAGAGTCAATACCCTTGAGAAGAGAAGAGATATAAGAAGAAGGAAGAAGAGGAGAAGACGAAGAAACCTGAGGTTTATTCGTCCTACCACGCAAAGCAGCAGCACGAGCAACTGGGTCCTTAGCAGCAACAGCCTCTAACTGTGCAACAATGTCCAGGGGTTTAGAACCTAGCTTAGCCATTCTTCGTTGAACGCCTCAATAGAGCGTTAGAAAGAATATCCTGTTTCAAAGGCGTAGCACCTTGCTGCGCCAATGAAGCAAGAATTTGCATAGTCAAGTCAGACGCACGTCGCTGTGTGTCAGCAGAAGAACCAACCAAAGTATCGCCAAAAGCTTTCTGAGCGTTAGAACGAGCAGAACGAATAGAATCCAAACGTGCGTCCTTAAGAGGGCCAATTCGCTTTGCCTCTTTAGAAGCCCTACTACGAGCCTCAAGTTCTTGCAAATTAGCATTAGCACCTCGTGGAACAATCGGACCACCAGCATTATCAGTAAAAGCCATGCCAGCCCTATCAATAAGCGGTCTCAAACCAAACAACTGAGTAATCGGTGCATTCAGGAAACCACTCTTTGCAGCTTCCAAAACTCCAAGCCTATTGCCCTCAACGTCGTAATTATAATTATCAATACGATTATTCTTGTTACGACGCTGCAAACGTTCCTTCTTGGAATCCTTAGCACGAATCTCAGAAAGATACTTGTCATACAACAATCTCTCCTTTTCACGTTCATCGGTAATAGGAACCGACCTGTAACGCTTATCAATCTCTGCGTAACGTGCAGCATCAGCAGACTGCTGAGCAGGCAAAGCAGAAATAAGTTCATCAAATTGCTGGGGTGCATAACCGTAAGCACGGGGAGCAAACTTCATCGTGCCATCTTCATTCCTATCAAGATAGGTTTCATTAGCACCAGCCATGCCAGCCTTCTGAAAAACATCCTGCTGCAAGCTTTGGTCAAGCAATGACTGCTTAACCTTCTGATGCTCATCAGCCAAACTGTTTACAATAGACTTCCACTCTTCAGGAGTCATTCCAGATTCTTCACGCAACATTTCATCACGCCACAATTCCCAAGCAGGAACACCAGAACGAATACGACCAACAGCAGTAGCAATAGGTCCACCAGAAGTCAAAGCAGCAGTACTGTTCGGAGCCTGACGCTGATAAAGCTGGTCAATAGTAAACCTAGGATTCTGCTGAAAATTGCCACTCAGGTACTGCATGACAGGGTCCATGGTGTTCGATGAAAAGTCAGAACCACCCTTGCTAGCAATAATCGCAGAAACCAATGCATTAAAGTCAGACATACTATTTAGTCCTTTTGTTACTTCTTGAAAGCAGCAGCAAGATTCTTAAAATCCTTCTTTGCTGCGGCCATAGTCGTAAACTTATAGTTGGGATTCAAGTCTGCCAAAGCAGCCTTAAAGTTAGGATAATTGTCGGGAGCGGCTTTGACCTGTTCAGCACGAGATGTAGCACTACCAGGCTTCACCTGAGTGCCAGTACTTGATGGACCAGCAATAGAACCATCAATCTGACCACCAGCGTTAATAATCGCTTCCTCAAGATTGGTCTTACGAGTTCCAACATCCTCTTCAACACCATAACGAGCCTGATTAATTTGGTCAGCCAACTGATTCATGGCCTGCTGTTGTGCCAAAGCAGCATTAGATTCATAGCCAGCACGTTGAGCACCAAGACCAGTATTAGCCATCAACTGAGCCATACGAGCCACATCAATACCAGACTGATTATTAGACAACTGGTTAGCAGACTGCAAAGCCTGCAACTGGTTAAAGAAATCAGCAGCCTGCTGATTTGAAATATTAGATGCCTGAACCTGTTGATTAACTGGGTCATTGGAAACACCATAAGCATCCAGGTAAGACTGCATCGCATTCTGCGAAGGTGAAACCTGCTGCTGAAGATTAGCATAAGGGTTAATCTGGTTGGCGGCAAGATAAGAATTCAAACCACCATAACCAATATCCATCATACCTCGAGCCGTATCATAACCCTGCCCAATGTTCGTCATACCCGAAGTGTAGTTACCACCAATTGCACCCTGGCCTGTGCGATTCTGTTCGTCAATAAGTCCAAGCAAAGTATCAGCATTGCCACGGTAACCACCAGAAGCAAGACGAGCTTGCAAACCCTGCAACGCTCGCAACTGTGTTGCGGCGGCAGTTGCATCAGCTGACTGCTGAGCATTCCACTTAGCCCAATCAAGTGCAGAATCTTTACCAGCAGAACCAGAGCCAGAACCAGAACCAGAAATACGCTGAATCAAACCATCAAGACCACCATAGGCGGCATATGGGTCAACAGAGACTGGAGCACCAGGCTGATTACGACCAATCGATGCATCGTAAGCAGCATTGACACCAGGAGTGCTATTGCGCATCTCGGAAGAATAATCCCAAGCAGGAACACCAGAACGAGCAGTAGTTACAAGACTGCCAACACGCTCGGCCTGGTCCGCACCACGAGGAACATTTCGCTCCTGGGCAGAAGCACCCTCACGCCAGTCATAAGATACAACACCAGTTGTCGGAGAACGAGGAATAGTTGTAACAACCTTATTCTTTTCGTTCTGAATTGCTCTACGTTGCGCTTCGTTCATTATGCGTATGCTCCTGCTCTGTATCTCATAATTTGCCCAGCATCCTCGGCAATTTGTCGTGCCTTGTCACTCTCAATAAACTTCTTATCAGCATCAAGCTGAGCTGTTCGCTCAGCCAAATCGCTTTTGTAAAAAGCATTCTCGGTATCCAAAGCACCAGTAGCACGAGAAGTCTGCTTAACACGTTCCTTAGCAAAATCTTGCATTGCCTTAGCAAATGCACCACTCTTAACATTGGCTGTGCGCATACCACGCTGTCCAAAGCCGGCAACAAGCCTTGGAGCCTGTGCATCATACTGAGTGTTCATATCGGCAATAGATTGACGAGCACTTTGATTGGTCATCTGATTGTTGTAAAGAGCACGATTAGAGCCAGTATTAAAACCACTAATCAAAGCCTGAAGCCGTGCAGTATATTCTGCGGGATTAAAAGCCATTATCTATCGTTCCTTTGCCTTGTAAACGCACCGTTCTGTGGACGACTCGCAAGAGTCGCCACATCCTTCTTAATGTCTTCAATTGCCTCAACCAACGACAAAGTAATCTGACGAATAGCCGTAGCATCAACAGAAGACAATGTAGTAATTGCGGGAATGTGAAGTGGTTCTTTCACCCAAACACCTGCCCTGAAATAATTACCGAATCAGATTGAAGTAAGTTTGTCTCAAACTTTGCTTCAGTAACAGAACCGTCAGCAATCTTGGTTGTTGTTACAGCATTAGTAGCAAGTTTTGCTGCGGTAATTGCCGATGAATCAATATTTGTTCCATCGGACAAACCGTTGACATAGTTTTCAACGTCGTTAAAGTTTGCGTTTACTTCAGCGGCCTCAGCAATGGTTCCGTTAGTAAAAGTGTGTGTAATAGTAATAGCCATTATCCAGTAACCTTTCGCTTATTAAATTTGTAAGCAATGCTGTCAATACCCCAGAACAAACCAACTGGACCAGTAAACAACAGTTGCACAGCACGGGCCAAACCGAGATTCGAACCACGCACGACCTGAGCGCCTGCAGCCTGAAGACCCCATTTGCCAACACCCCAATAGCCCTCGCCCCAAAGCATTCCAGATGCAGAAGCATCAAGAGAGATATTAAAAGACTTTCTTTCATTTCCAACTGCTTCTTCAAAGTTATGAAATACTTTTACATTTATCTGTCGTGCAGTATCTGTTTGCTTAACAACAAAGTCTGGTCTACGCCACATCTTCTTCATCGAATAAGAACGACCGTCAACCCAACCAGTTCTGTAAAACGATGCAAAGTTTGATTCAGAACCACCAAGCAAATCCTTTTCTTCGTCGTAAACATCAACCTCAACAACACGAGGAAGAACTGGATGAATCATAAATGGCTTAGATTCACCAGAAGCATTAGTCCAATCGGTTCCACCGATTAGACCATAACCATCTGCTGTCTTATGAGCAACATAACTTCCATTGTTAATAGTTGGGTCATAAACAAAAGAAATAGCGGTGTAATCAACAGATGTTGTTTTTGAAAATGGCATAGACAACCAAACACGCTCATTAACATAGGAAACACTTATCTTGTCATCAGCGGTTGAGTTGACAAATCCATCTGGATACATAGATTTCAAGTTTGAAAAAATATCAATTATCTGTGTTCCATTATAGAAATACAAACCCTGTGGATGAGAAAAGAAGTAAACACCGTTTGGAGCAACCGCAATATGCTCATGCTCCAAAGCACCAAGTTGTGGAGACAACTGAACAACCTGAAAGTCTGTTGTGTCATAACCGTACACAACGTACATTGCTGTTTGTTTGAATACTACAAGTTGACCGCTAACCACAGCAAGAGCAGTAATGCCTTCTCCACCACCCTCGAAGTCAATGTAGTCATCTTCGTTCCAGTTGTCTGGGACTGATTCAAGTGACCAACGAACACGATTGGGATGTGCAACACCAGCCTCTGTTGTGTTCGCAACAACCATCTTGTTCGCATGAACAATAATGTGTTCAGCCGTTGGCATCTTATGTTCCGATGAAGTTGGTGTAGTCTGCCACGCATGGGGAGACGAACCAGAAGCAGTCAAAGCAGTAGCGTATGTATCTGTGGTAATCCAAGAATAACCACCGCTACCTGCGGTGCCAGTAGTTAGATACAGAGTCTTGCCCCATGCAGCCATGCACGAACCATGAGTTTGTGATGCGGTCACATCATTACCAGATGAGTATTGCAGAGTGGTAAAGTTTCCACCAGTTGACTTGTACACCTTTGTGTAGTTAGCCAACATCAAGTGCGGTGTAGCGCCAGGAAACGAATAAAGTTTGTGCGGGGTCCAGGTGCCAGCAATAGCTGTTGAGTTTATCTCACGAATTCCACCACGAGTAAACAAGCCACCACGAGGGTCAACCTCAACATTCAACATGTCAGGTGATTCATTGGGAGCAAGCTGAAACTGGTCGGCCCTAAGGTTTAGACCGCCAGTAAAATCGTCATACCGCTCAACGGTAACCTGAGACACTACTAAAGTGTCCTACCAAGAGTCTGTAGCCAACGCTGAAGCGTTGGATACTGCTTGCCACCAGACATGACAACAGGCTGAGCGCTAGAAGCCTTCATCAAGTCACGACGGGCAAAAGCAACACCCTCATCAAAAGAACGCATATGCATAGCAGACAAATCAGAGTCCTCTTGACGCTGATAAACCCTAGCAATTATAAAGTAAGGGAGAATCGCATGAAACCATTCATCAAGGTCAATTGCCTCATCAACATTGCTAAGCCATGTGTACACAGGATTGCGGAAAGCACGAACAGTCATGGGATAAACAATGTCTGGCTTTGCCCAAAGCTGAAGCTTCTTGTCCCAAAAACTGTAAAAATAAGGTCGACTAGCAACGTCAAGATTGCCAAGCCAAATACCCTCAGCCTCGTTGTAATCAATAAGATTAAGTCGTGCACCATGGGTGGATGTGTCCACAACAGAAATGATTTCACGGATATCGCCAATTGTGGATATCGTGTACTCACGCTGATTGGGTACAGTATTAAATGTATATGATTCCTGAAGAATAGGCCAACGACGTTCCAGCGCATAAATGCGTTGGAACCCTTCACGAGCAAACTGGTCAACAATAGAATCTGGAAGGTCAGTTTCATCCAAATCAACCATGTTGCGAACCTGTGTGCGAAGCTGCGTTAGCGTTATACTCATTTAGACTCACCCTTAGAACGTAAATGTCCGATACAGAAATCTGTCCCACGGGCTTTAGGACCCTCACATGTGTCATCGTTGGCTATGCAACGATTACGCCCGATATACGGGCCTGATGGAGCAGCAAGGCGAGCGCCTTCCGCATGGGATAGACGGGAGTGCTTAGTGGTTGGCTCCCCGTATAGAGTATGGGCCAATTTGGCTGTTTGGTTCATACCAATAGCCCTATCTGTTACCTAATAAAATTAGGAAACAACCATCAAGACTTTTTTCTTGCAGCACGTGGAACTTGAGGAAAACCCTGTCTAGCCCACTTAATAGCATCTTCCAATGTGTCAATTCTTGGAGGAGGTCTCTTTGTGACAGGTTTCTTAGCAACTGGTTTCTTAGCAACGGGCTTCTTTGCAGCTGGTTTCTTAACAGCAGGCTTCTTTGCAGGTGGCTTCTTTACAGAAGGCTTCTTAACGGCAGGCTTCTTAGAAGCTGCCTTAGCAGGAGAACTCATCAAACTCCTAGTACGAGAAGTACCAAGAGCCCCAGGACGATTGGACTTAAGACCAGCAATAGGCCTAAGACCAGACTTGGCTCGAGACTGAACTGCAGTTTTCAATGCTGTCTTTCCAGTAGCGGAAGCACCACCACTCAATAGTGCACCAATAGTAGCAGCACTTTCAAATGTTCCAGCACCAGCAGACTTGGCAGCCTTGCGATAG